CGCTCATGGCCTCAGCTTGGAATCGAATAGCGGCTTCCGCCAAAATGTTGCTATATACGCCACAGGCATTCTCCCAAGGCTCAGTACGTTCTTCGTACTTCATTCCGAGGACATCAAGACCTGCAACGTAGCTATCTGCCCAGTCACGTCGGGCCGAAGTATCCGCGTCAATGGCTTCTTCTAAGTCCCCAGCTATTTCTTTTAGCTGCCCCTCATCTAAGTACTCAGCAAGGTTTGCATCGAAGGGGGCCGAGTCTATGTCGTCGTTTTCTTCCCCAAAACTAATCTCAATGCTGCCATCCTCAAGCTCTACCATGATGGGCAGTTCTTCAGATGTGACTATATCCATCTCGATCATGGCATCAGGCATCATTTCTTCACCCATCAGCTCTTCATCAATGCCTTCGGGCATGCCATACAAACCTTTCTCAATAGCCATATTATAATTCCTCTTTGTCCCACTTTTTCAGGGGGCACCACGCATCCATTAGCCAAACTTTAGCGGGCATAAAGCAGCCGCATTGCTTGCATATTTGTATCTTCTTTATCAGCTCGGGGCAATCCGCACAAAGAGCCTGTCGCTTCGCCACCACTGCCTGCCGCTCGTTTAACTTAATATCCATTAATAAAACCCACCCCGTCGCCTATACATTGCTTCACTTTCTTCTTCGTCCGAAGGTAATCTTATGAAGCCGCCTTTACGGAACCGCATCATCGCTAGAGACACGGAGTCAACATAGTCATCGTGTCCCCCTGCGGGAAAACTTGCGACCTCATCAATAACTTCTTCCGCCCAGTGCGTGTTAGGTGCCCAGACCATACCGGAGGCAAATAAATCAGACACAGCATTAAGCCTACTTATCTTATCGTTACCTCGGGTCGGAGTATACTCCTGCACAGGAATGCCCATAGCCCTAAGCTCGTAGATCAGGGGCGATCCTGACGCTTTTTTCTCCACAATGAGCGCATCTGGCTCCCAGCCCTCATACTGCTCTACAGCCGTCTTCTTCAGCGTCGGGAACTCCATCCGCTCTCGGTACGCGTTTAGTAAGATGACGTTAGCTCTGCTCACCCCGTCGTTGTCCGCCCGATAGAACACTCCCCACGTTGTACAGGCCGAGTAGTCTGATCTGTTAGTCTTCTCGAACGCGGTATCCCAAGACTGCAATACAAAGTCCACGGGGGGTGGCTCTTCCTCTTCCCACTCTCTCCACCACTCACGCTTAATAATAGCCGACTGTTCTGACGTGGGCTGCTGCTGGTACTGCGCCATCCACTTGCTGTTAGGTAGTTCTTCTTTTAGTGCTTGAAGTTCCGCAGGCGGCCAGAACTCAGGCCACAGTGGGTTACCCGAAGGTAAAATAGCAGGGAATTCAATGACTTCCCACTCTTCTCCGCCACGCTGTGCAGAGGACTTTAGCACTCGCTCGGTCAAGTCTCGGAGCGACCACCGCGTCATTACTATGACGATAGCTCCCCCCGGCTGTAGACGCTGACGAGGACCTGATGTGTACCACTCGTACGTCTTGTCGTAAATGTCTGGGTTTATTTCCGCCAGCGCGGCTTCTTGCTCCGAGTGGGGGTCATCAATAATAAGCAGGTCCGCACCTTTACCAGTCACCGCACCGCCAACACCAATAGCGAAGTAGTCTCCGCCCTTACTGGTGTTCCATCTACCCGCTGCCTTTGAGTCCGCAGACAGGTGCAAGTCTGGGAATATGTCGCGGTATATATCTTGGTCTACTAAGTTACGTACCTTACGGCCAAAGCCTACCGCTAGCTCGGCGGTGTGTGACGTTTGAATAACTTTCTTATGGGGGTACTTTCCCAAAAACCATGCAGGCAAGAGATAACTAGCAAACTCAGACTTAGTATGCCGAGGAGGCATGTTAATAATAAGACGTTTACACTTTCCACTAGCAACGCGCTCAAATGCTTCAGCCATTTTGGCATGGTGTCTCCCTGATATAAAAGTAGGCCAAACTTGGTCCGTGAAGTCCAAGAACTTAGTCTGGGCTTTGGTCTTCTTTTTAAGCCTCGCCAAATGCTCTAGTTCGGCGAGCAGTTTCTCTTGTTCTGGCTGCGATAGCAGGGGCAAGACTTTAGGTATATCTCGGATTGATATGTCGTCAAAGGGCGATGTCATCTTCTTCCCCCTCAACCTCGTTGTCTTCGACATCTATATCCTCGGCTAATACCCCCAGCGCGTCGTCCAACCTCGTTTGAGTATCTGCAAGCACGCCGAGCTGGTCGTCTAGGGATATTGTTTCTACTACGGTGGCATTTAATAAGTTCTTAACCCGCTCCTTGATGGCATCCTCTAGGTCAGCGGGGTTCTTATAGTTGATTGTAATTTCACTGCGCTGAGTGAAAATCCCGATGTCGCTATGCTTACCCAGTAACTCAAGTGCTTTTAGCTCGTACCTTGGGTCGCCACAGTCGGCAATCTCCATAAGCTTGTTCGTAATGGCAGCGCGAGCTTTAGCCGCGTCCATCGCAAGTTGGGCACCGTATGTGCGTAGAAATGCCGCAGCAGCAAAGGCTGTGGTCTGATTAGACAGGTTGGTAGGCTTTTTGGCTTGCGCCACGGCCCGCAGGAGTTCTTTCTCCCGCTCTGCATCGCCTTCAGTTATGTCGAGGGATGCACCTAATGACTCTTGTAGCTCTGCTGTGTTGCCGGCAACGGCCATCTCCTCCAAAAGAGTTTTAGGTTTCTCTTCGGATAGGTCGTAGGGGACCTTGTGGTCCTTTGTTGGCTCCACTTGTACAGTAGGCATATATTTTCGCAGGTAGTTAATACCGATTCGCGGAGTGTAAGTCATTGTTTAAGCAGGTGCAACCCTCGTTTTTTCTCTATTGGTGGGTACTGACGGTATTTATGGTGTGTAGGGCTTAGGG